TGTTGGCTAGGTTGGCCCTGCCGCTACTGGCAAGTTCAATTAGCTCTTGCATCATCATGGGGAGGGCTTCGTTTAGCCGCTCCAAGCGGTCTGCTGTGATTTCGTCCATTTTCTATCCTTTCGTTGGCTCATCCATAAATGATATAGAAAGCATGATGCNCCAAGAGGAGCAATACTAAATGCCNATCACAANCTACACCGAGCTAAAGNCCACGATAGCCGACTGGCTCCTGCGCGACGACCTCACGGCGGTCATCCCTAGCTTCATCTCGCTGGCGGAGGCTGGCATGAGTCGCAACATCAGGCACTGGCGGATGGAAAAGCGGGCGACGACGGACCTTGATAGCCGTTATTCTGCCTTGCCGTTTGATTTTCTAGCGCCCATTCGCATCAGTGTATCTGGGTCGCACTTCATTGAGCTTGAGCCGACGGGGCAGGCGGAGATGTTGAGAATGCGCCAAAACAGCAACAACGCTAGTGGGCAGCCCCGTTATTACGCAATTATGGGCGGCGAGATTGAAGTGTTTCCAACGCCTGCTGGTAATTATACGCTAGAAATGGCATACTACAGCAGGACAGACGCTTTAAGCGACAGCAACCCTGCAAACTGGCTGTTAACATACCATCCAGACATCTACCTGTACGGCGCGTTAATGCAGTCTGCACCATATTTAAAGGACGACGAACGCATTGGCGTTTGGAAGGGTTTACATGACCAAGGCGTGGCTGCGTTGGAGATGGAAACAGACAAGGCTAAATTTGGCGGCGCTGGGCCGCGGTTGAAAATCAGGAGTTACTGATGAGTTTTTCTAACGCATACGAAACCAATGTCCTATCTTGGACATTCACCAACGGCGGTGTAACGCGGCCCACTTCTTGGTATATCGGGCTGTTCACTAGCAACCCCGGCGAAACCAGCGGCGGTGCTGAAGTCAGCGGCAGCGGGTACGCGCGTGAGGCTGCCACATTTACCGTGGCAGGCGACACAGCTAGCACAAGCGGCGTTGTGGAGTTTAACGAGGCCACAGGTTCTTGGGGAGTTATCACGCACGTTGCAATCTTCGATGCAATCACTGGCGGCAACCAGATTGCGTATGCCGCGCTGACAACGTCAAAGGCGATTGACATAGGGGACATCCTGCGGTTCCCAGCTGGCGATATTGACGTAACACTTGATTGATGGATAACAAATGGTCACTCTCGTAAACAGAGCCAAAGTATCAACTGCCACCACTGGCACAGGTACAATCACTCTTGGCACTGCTGAGAGTGGCTACCAGTCTTTTGCTGATGCTGGTGTCGTTGACACCAATGTCGTCCGTTACGTCATCGAAGATGGTGATGCATGGGAGATCGGCACAGGCACCTACACTGCTACTGGGACGACCCTCACACGCACTGTAACTGAATCCAGCAATGCTGATGCTGCAATCAGTCTGACAGGCTCTGCGGTGGTCTACGTTGGCGCTACGGCTGCTGACCTTGCGCCAGTGCTTGAGTTGTATGCTGAGAACCCAAGCACACCCACTGCGCCTAGTGCTACTGGCACTAATTCTGTTGCTATTGGGGACAGCGTTACGTCTAGTGGTACTAACAGTTTTGCAGCGGGTTCATTTACAACAGCATCAGGAAACAACTCCGTTGCAATATCTGGAAGCGTAAGCGCTTTATACCCAACTTCTGCACAAGCTGTTGGAAGTATCGTTATAGGCAATAACGCTTCCTCCAGTACGCTTGCTACATCTTCACTAGCTCTTGGCTCGCAGGCTACTACAGCAGGAACTAGGGCCACAGCCCTAACCAAATCATATGCCTCTGGCGCTGACTCCTTTGCAGCAGCTATAGCTAACAACACCTCAAGCTATGGTGCTACTGGGGCGAACTCGATTGCTATTGGACGGCAAACCAAAGCATCAGCTACTAACTCTGTGGCTTTAGGGGCTTACTCAACAGCGAACGGGGCGTTTGCGGTAGCCATTGGATATAGTCCAACTGCCTCGGGCACAGGTTCTTTTGCTCTTGGGACATTGTGTATAAGCGGGGGCGTTTATGCGACTGCGCTAGGATCACAGTCATTGGCGGACAGGCACGGCAAGGTTGCTATTTCGGGTAAAGGGATAGGTGGTACTGGGTCCAGTCAAACTGGGATCATGGTTTTAATGTCTGACACCACAGACGCCACGCCAGAAGCCCTTACCGCAGACAACATCGCGCCGGGAATTACAAACCAAATCATCCTCCCCAACAACTCAGCCTACGCCTTCNNNGGNACNATCGTAGCCCGTCAGCAAGCCTCACAAGGCACTGCAACGGCAGCATGGAAGATCGAAGGCCTAATCCGCAGGGAAGGTTCGGCAGGGACGACCGTGCTGGTCAACTCAGCGACAACAGTTCTCGACAACACACCAGCTTGGGGCATGGCTCTCACTGCTGATGTAACCAACGGTGGTCTTGCTATCACTGTCACAGGTGCAGCAGCTACTAACATTCGGTGGGTTGCCACCATTCACACGTCCGAAGTGACGTACTAAAGGAGGCCACGATGGCTATTCAACTCGACCTGACTACAAGCCAGTATGGCACACCTTTCGCTGGCGCTTACTTCCGTATCGCTACAGCATCTATCTCCCGTATGCGCTCTGGCGATGGCCCAAAGTTCACAGTGATGATTGATGTCGCTGGCTACGCCACTGGCACACCTGATGACGACACTCGTGAAGTTGACTTCCGTCGTTACCATGCGGACTTGGCCGAAGTCGAAGCCGCTGCTGGTGGTAACTTCCTCGACAAGTGTTATGCTTGGGTAATGACGCAAGAAGATATGAACGGCTCGGAGGCTGTCTAAATGAGCATTGTCATCGACTATACCAAGGGGTTCTTTGAAGCTGCACCATCTGGTGAAACAGTCGGTGACATCGCTACAGGCACTCTGGACCTCGCCACTGGTAACGTGTTCTCTGATGCACCTGCTACTAGCCCTACATACGTTTTCAGCAACCCACCTGCTACTGGCACGGCCTACGGCTTCACGCTCAAGGTAACGCCCTCTGCGACGGTGACTGTGACTTGGCCTGCCTCGGTTGACTGGGCTGGTGGAACGGCCCCTGACGCCCCTGCCAGTGGAGAGACGGATGTGTATGCGTTCTACACTCAAGACGGTGGGACGACCTATTACGGTTTCCAAGCTGGGGATGCAATGGCATGAGTGGCAACGTTAGGAGTGTAACGACATGAGTATCGCAAGACTTATGCAGATGGCACGGGCTGGGGTTCCTACTGGGGGTGGTGAAGGATGGGATGTCTCTACGGCGGTATTTCTTCAGAGCTTTAGTGTTGCCGCTCAAGAAACAGCACCGCTAGGTGTAATCTTCAAGCCCGACGGACTTAAGATGTATGTAGTTGGTGCAGTGGGTGATACTGTTTATGAATACGACTTAAGCACAGCTTGGGATGTCTCTACAGCGGTATTTCTTCAAGGCTTTAGTGTTGCTGCTCAAGATACTTCCCCGTCCAGCGTATTCTTCAAGCCTGACGGCCTTAAGATGTATGTGGGAGGCTTTACCGGAATAGATGTTAATGAGTACGACTTAAGCACAGCTTGGGATGTCTCTACGTCAGTGTTTCTTCAGAGATTTAGTGTTGCTGCTCAAGATAGTCAGATAAGGGGTGTATTTTTCAAGCCTGACGGACTTAAGATGTATGTTGTAGGTAGTGCAGGCGATGCTGTTTATGAATACGACTTAAGCACAGCTTGGGATGTCTCTACGTCAGTGTTTCTTCAAAGCTTTAGTGTTGCTGCTCAAGCTGCTGTTCCATCTGGTGTATTCTTCAAGCCTGACGGACTTAAGATGTATGTAGTAAGTATTACAGGGAGTTCTGTTATTGAGTATGACTTAAGCACGGCTTGGGATGTTTCTACATCAGTGTTTCTTCAAAGCTTTAGTGTTGCTGCTCAAGATACTTTTCCATTTTCAGTCTCGTTCAAGCCTGATGGACTTAAGATGTATGTTCTGGGGAATACTGGGGACAAGGTTTATGAATACGACCTCACCGCATAAAGGACAATCCGAATGCCACACCTGAAGATCACAAACGGCCAGCCTGAGACATACTCAATCGGGCAACTACGCCGTGACAATCCGAATACGTCATTCCCGAAGTCGCCAAGTGATGCACTTCTAGCAGACTGGGGCGTTTATTCCTACACCATGCAGGACCGGCCTGTTTACGACCATCTTACCAGGACAATACGACAGCTAGATATCACGCAGGTTGATGGTGCGTGGACCCAAGGCTGGGAAATCGTTACACTACCAACGGAAGGCGCCAGCAGGAACATTCGAAACCAGCGTGACAACCTGCTGCAACAGACTGACTGGATGGCTCTGAGTGACGTTACAATGAGTGCAGAGACAACTACCTATCGTCAGGCACTTCGTGATATAACAGAGCAAGCTGGCTTCCCATACACGGTCGAGTGGCCCACTAAACCTTGAGGTAACACATGCTAGGATTTCCCCCATTAGCCTCTGCGCCTCTTGGTGATGATGGGGTTTCCGCTCAGGTTATCTATCTGCTCAATGCGGATGATATAACGACAGGCTCACCTTCGGTTGATGCTTCTGCATTAGTTCAAGAGCATATTCTCAATGGTGTGTCTGTCGCTACAGGTTCGCCTACAGTTGACCAAAGCACCCTCACGATCACGACCCAACTGCTTGGGGAGAATATCGTAACGGGGCTTCCTGTCGTTGACCAAAGCACCCTCACGATCACGACCCAACTGCTTGGGGAGAATATCACTACAGGTTCTCCATCGGTCCCATCGGTCAACATGGCCGAAGATGAGACCTTCGTCGGTGAGAGCATCGTCACTGGGTCGCCTGTTATCGGGCAGTCTACAGTCGCTCAGGTCCACTCTCTGAATGGTGACTTGATTGAGGTTGGCACACCTACCGTAGATGCCTCCACGGTAACTCAGGGTCATATCCTGACGGCTGCTAACATCACCACAGCACCACCTACTGTATCTGATGCGATAGCCGAAACCATAAGTGTTCTCGAAGGTAGCAACATTACTACTGGGGCTGCATTAGTTGGCACCTCAGACATTGAACAAACTAATGTTATATCTGCTGATGACATTACTACAGGTGCTGCATCTGTAGATACATCAAACATGATTGTGACTTACGGTCTTAATGGTATCAGCATACTAACTGGCACACCTGTTGTTGGAATATTATATGTGGATGCTTCAAGACGTAGGGTTGTGTCTGTTGATGGTGATACGACAAACTCTGTAACACTTGCAGAGAATTATAATGAAGTAAATATATCTGGCGACCACAATTACGCTGAATACGAACAAGATTACAATAGGGTTGCATAACTATGGCATTTAATATCAAACAAAATGATACATCTCCTTCGCTACAGGCAACCCTTAAAGATGCAGCTCAAGTGGCAATCAACCTAACTGGTGCTTCTGTACAGCTTCACATGAAGGCACTTGATGGCACTCTCAAAGTAGATACGCCTATGACTATTGTAGATGATCTTAATGGTGTCGTACAATATGATTGGCAAGCTGGTGACACTGATACCGTTGGTGCTTATTACGTAGAGTTTCAGGTTACATACTCAGATGCTTCAGTAGAGACCTTCCCTAACAATGGTAGCAAGATCGTATCGGTAGTTCGGGAGTTGAACTAATGACACAAGGGCGTAGTGGAAACTGGACCAGACGAGCATATGAAGTACCTGACGCCCGTCTAGTTCAAGCTGAACGGGAGATTTACTCAACCTTTGGGGATGATGTATCTATTAACGCTAAGTCTAAGTCTGTTATCAAGTTCGGTAAGTCTGCTACACTAGGCACTGAAAGAGAGACAGTCTGGACTGTTGGTGGTAATGAGAACTACGTTACAACTAATATTATCGACACAATCTCCTCTGGGTCTGTAAATGACAATCAAGAAATTGTTCTCGAATGTCATACAGTGGTTGGCACTGGCCTTGACCAACAGTTTACTTTCCTCACTCAAGTTGTGACCCTCAACGGTCAGAATAAAGTAACCCTCCCTATTCCTGTCGCTAGGGTCTCTGCTACCTACAATAACAATGGAGTTTATCTTCAGGGTGTTGTTAGCGTCTACGAAGATACCAATATTGTCTCTGGTATTCCAACAGATGTTACAAAGGTACATGACCGAATAGTATTAGGTTTTCAACAATCCTTCAAGGGTGCCACTACTTTTAGTAATGAGGACTATTACATCCTCACTGGTGGCTTTGGTTCAGTTACATATAAACAAAGTGCTGCTGTTAATTTCTACCTTGAATCTAGGATAGATGGAAATGTCTTTAGAGAAGGTGCAGCCGTATCAGCTAACTCCGCTGGTGGTGTGTGGCAGGTCAAATTAGACCCTGCAATTATTATACCTAAAAACTCTGATATTCGTGTAACTTGTCAGTCTGGTAATCAAGGCGCAGAAGTCTATGCGAGTTTTCAAGGTTATTTAGCAAAGGTTATCGGATAATGGAAGTATCTCTACAAAAAGCTCAATACGCTAATGACATCTTCACAACTGAGCCAGAAGCTATCTCTCGTAGTATGGATTTGGGTCTTGGTGGTGTTATTCACGTCTCTGACTATAATGGTCAAGCTGTATTTATGCCAGCAGAGAGCCATGAGGCTTATCTAGCCTACTATGAGCAGGGTGAGGCACCAGAAGAGCAAGAAGAGCCTTCAGTGGACCGCCTACAGGCTCTCAGGGCTATCGTAGCTGAAGTGATAGGTAAGAAAATGACAAAGACAAACATTGAAGGTAAAATCCTCAAGACTGACGACGAACAACGTATGGTCTATGGTTGGGCATCAGTAGTAACCGAAAAGGGTGAACCTGTTATTGACCGTCAAGGGGATATTATCGAAGCTGACACTTTGGTGAAAGCTGTTAACGAATTTATGGAGCATGTGCGGGTCGGCAAGGCCATGCATACTGGGGATCAAGTTGGTGTAGTAGTACACTCTCTCCCTATTACCAAAGAAATTGGTGATGCTCTTGGAATCCAGTCTGACCGTGAAGGATGGGTTGTCGCATACAAAGTATTCGATGATGCAGTCTGGGATATGGTTAAATCTGGGAAACTTGCGGCCTTCTCTATAGGCGGTCGTGCCATGAAAGAGGAGATATAACTTGCCTAATCTCTTAAAAAACTTGCACCTTGAAGAACTTTCCCTAGTGGATCGTCCAGCTAATGCTCAGGCAATGGTTAGCCTCTTTAAGCGTGACAATACCGATGAGGAAACTACTAAAATGGATGAAGAAATGGAAGCCAAAGTAAAGGCGTACATGGAAGATAAAGCATGTGGTAAAGAAGAAGCTATGAAAGCTCTTGGTTACGACATGGAAAAGGCTGAAGAAGCTGTTGCAGAAGAAGCTGAAGTTGCTGTTGAAGCTCCAGAAGCTGAACTCATCGACATTGAAGCTCTTAAAGCTGACATCGCTCGTTTCACTGCTGAGAATGAGAAGCTCCGTAAGGGTCTTATCGACGCAGGTTTCGTTATCACTGCTGAAGCAATCGAAAAGAAAGCTGAAGTCGAGATGATGGACATCGAA